ATCGCTTTGCTCCGCAGCTGCAAGGAGGCTTGCGCGAGCGGTATCTGAAAGACCTTTCCCTTTTGCTGCGAGCATCTGCCGCACCATTTCCGATGCTGAAAGGCCGGTGTCCTGATGATCAATACTCGTCAGTCCAGCAATCTCAACTGCGAGACGCTTACTGAAACGTTCAACGGGGACCCCCAGTAGCCTGGATAGGACGGCTGCGAATTTCGCGTTGAGCGGATTCGTTCCGTTTAAATACATGGCTACCGCCGCGGCCGATATATCAGCCGCCTCAGCCAAGCTGGCCTGAGTTAGGCCCAGCGCATTCTTCTTTGAGACGAACAGGGCTTTCGCCGCTTCACACTCAGCCTTGAGTTCCGGGGACAGCTCTTTCTTTTTGGTCATTCGTGAAATTTAACCGGTGGTTAATTTATTTGCGCTAACCGCCGGTATTGCCTGAAAGCTAACCGCCGGTTAATATTGCATGCACATCATCCTTGTTGGGCCAAGAAATGAAGAAGACGCCGTTACCAGAGTTAGTAGGGAGGATCGGGCAGACCGCTGTCGCCAAGGCACTCGGCGTCAGCTCTCCTGCCATCTCAAAAGCACTTCGAGCCCAAAGAGATATTCAGGTTCAAGAGCATCCGGACGGCACATTAACCGCTGAAGAGGTGCGACCGTTTCCATCGCAAAGCAGCGCTCTGGTGGGGTGAATTTTCCCTTAGTCCAGAGCCCGGGAAAAGTGATTTGGATTAGCTGTTGATTCATCCAGTACCCAAATCGCAGACATAAAAAAACCGCCTGGCAGGGCGGTTCAGTACAACTTCATTTCGAGGTGAATAATGATCAAAAACGCCCCCTCAGTCAACCGTTTCAGTGATGTCTCGAAACTTTCCGGCGAGTCGGAAAAGGTATCTCGACACCGCCCCACAATTCAGTCCGCCGCGATGGATGCGGCTCTCCTAGTTGGCGTTCAGTACTCACACGAATCCAAGTCTCAATTCCGCCGGGAATGCCTCGATTACTTGAAGGCATCTCTGGCTCCTGCCCAGGATTTCCCTGCATGAGTACCATCATCATGAGCCTGTGCTGGCCGTTGCAAGGCATGAGCGGCCCGCAAAAGGCTGTACTGATTTCGCTGGCCGATAATGCAAACGACGAGGGTGTCTGCTGGCCTTCAGTCGCTCGTATCTCCGAGCGGACTTGCCTCGCAGAAAGGACTGTTCAGGCCGCCATAAAGTGGCTCGGTCAGGTGGGCATTTTGTCTGTCCGGGAACGGATGGGGCGCTCGACGATTTACACCCTAACCCCCGCATCTTATGCACCCCCGCAGGCCGCGCACCCCGCAGCAGATGCACCACCACCCCCGCAGCTCACGACACAAACCCCCGCAGCAGCCGCACCCAGAACCGTAATAGAACCATCAAGTGAACCGTCACATCTCGTTGGCGCCGAGCAACCAACGAAAATTTTGAAACCGAAATGCCCAACCCAGGCAATCGTCGATTTGTTCAACGCAACGATCCCGGAGTTTCCCCGGGTCATGTTGTTGACCAAGGATCGTATCGCCAAGGTCAGCGCACGGTGGAACGAAAGCGATGTTCATCAGGATCTCAGTTTCTGGGCTGAGTACTTCGCCTTGGTGCGTTCCAGCGACTTTTTGATGGGTAAGGTTTCGACCGCTGGCAGTAATCCCTTCCGCTGCAACTTCGATTGGCTGATTGCCCCGAGCAACTTCGTGAAGGTCGTTGAGGGTAATTACAATGCGTGATCCTTACAGCCTTGAAGCCGAACACGGTGTGCTGGGGGCGATGTTCCTGCGCCCCGAGCTAATCGACATACTGGCCGCCGACCTGGTGCCTGAGGATTTTTACTACGAGGACAACGCTGAGCTGTATCGCGGGATTTTGGCCTTGCATGGTGATGGTCATCCCGTCGACATCGTGACGGTCGGGGTTTATGTGGGTGATCTGCCTGGTGGTGCGAGTTCGTTTGCCTACGCCGCAGAAATTGCCCGCAATACGCCGAGTGTTGCAAACGCCGCTTCCTACGCCGCAACTGTTCGTGAGCGAAGCCTGGATAGGTCGATCATCGAACTGAGCGTGCGGATCAACGACATCGCCTACGGTGACCAGCCAGCAGCTGACAAGGTCGCGGCGGTACAGGCTGAGTCCCACGCCATCGACAGTCAGTCGGCAACATCTGAAGTGGTCAAGGCGGAGGACTTTCTCAGCGACTACATCGAGGTTCTACAGGCCCGGGCGGATCGCGGTGATGAGATTGACGGTTTGTCCACGGGTATTCCTGATTTGGACGAGAAGCTGCAAGGCCTTAAGCCTGGCCAACTGATCATCATTGCTGGCCGCCCGGCCATGGGCAAAACCACGCTCGCCATGAATATCGCGTCTCACGCGGCTATCCGTGATGGCAAAAGCGTGATGGCGTTCAGTTTGGAGATGGATAACACGGGCCTGATGGATCGCTTCATGGCATCCGAAGGGCGGGTGCCGTTGCAATTGATCAAAAACGGCAAGGCCCCTAACACCCACGGCGCCGAGCTGATGGGCGCGGCCGGCAAGCTCAAAAAGTCAAACCTGTTCCTGTCTGATCGCGCGTCGATGTCGATGAACCGTCTGCGCTCTGCCGCTCGCCGCCATAAGCGTCGGTATGGCTTGGACCTCATTGTCATCGACTATCTGCAATTGGTGGAGTCCGACTCGCGCACGTCCAGTCGTGAGCAGGAAGTCAGCCATATGACACGCACCGCGAAGCTCATGGCCCGCGAGCTAGGCGTTCCGGTGATCCTGCTCAGCCAGCTCTCCCGTAAATGCGAAGAGCGGCCCAACAAGCGCCCGCTGTGTTCTGACCTGCGCGAATCCGGCGCCATTGAACAGGACGCGGACATCATCCTGTTCGTGTACCGCGACGAGGTCTACCACGAACACTCCGAAGCCAAGGGCATTGCCGAAATCATTATCGGCAAGGGCCGTGATATTGCCGGCGGCACCGTGCGTGCCGCTTTCCACGGTCAGTACAGCCGATTCGAACAGCTTGCGGCTGGCTGGGTTGAGCCGACCAAACCCGAAAAGGTCAGCAGCCTGGCCGGTCGTTACACAAAGGAAAAAAACTGATGGCACCGATTCGCCTGGCAGTTCCGGTCTCGGCCAATTACCGCTATGCGGTTCATTGCTGCGGCTTCAGGTTGGACATGGACGTCCTGCCTGACCATGCCGTGGCTTTGTTCGCTGATGAGGCCATGGCCAAGCGCTACGGCGATTGGATGTGGCCGACAACTTTCGAGGTCGTTGACCTTTTGGCCCCGAAGGAGGGCATTGCTTGAACACCAAAATCAAAACCCTGACGGTAAAGCTGTCAGATGCCGAGATCGTGCGCAACGCCAAGCTTGAGCACGTGCGTGACCTGCGCGATGCCGGCCACCCTGCGTTGCATTTTCGTTTCGCCAAGAACCGTGCGCGCGGCTCCTGGTACCTGCTCCAGAAGCGGCAGTGGCATCGCATCGGCGCCTATCCAGACCTGAACACCAAGCAGGTGATCGCAGCGTTGCCTGCGGTGCGCCTTCGCGTGGCGGCTGACGGTGCGGCAAGCGTGTCGGGTTGGCTGACCGTCGGCGAGCTGCTCAACTGGTTCGGTGATCGTATGGCCAAGTCGCGGTCGCTGGGCGGCAAGCGTCGGTCAGCCATCAAATCCGCGATCGGCTGCCAACTCAAGCCGCGCCTGGATGATTTGCTGATCAACGACGTCAACGCGCAGACCCTGGACAAACTGCTGATGTGGCCGGCACAGGCAGAACTGTCGCTGTCGTATGTGCAACAGCTGTTTCGCCTTGTCGCCATGGCCTTCCGTCAGGCGCGCAAGCTCGACCTGATCCCCGTCAATCCAGTGGCAGAACTGAAATTCAGTCAGTTCACCACCGCGCGCATCCAACCCAAGCCCGCCCGCCTGCGCGATGTCCAACTGGCGGATCTGGTGACATTGCTGGCCGACCGTTTCGACAGCGCACCAGGTGACGCCATGCTGGCCCTGATGATGCTGTGCCACGGCACCCGTATTGGCGAAACCCGCCAGGCGCGCTGGGCTGACATTGCATTGCCTGAGCGTGAGTGGTTTCTGCCGGCCGAACACACCAAGACGAAAACCGAGCTGCGCGTGCCGCTGACCGATCAGGTGTGCGGGCTGCTGCGTCGTTACCGTGGCCGCCAGGCCGCCCAGGGATATGAGGGGGCTTTTCTGTTCCCGTCACGCCGTGGCAAGCCGCTGAGCGATAACCAGGCGAGCGCCGTGTTTACTCGGTTGGGGCAGGGCGCCTGGACCAGTCATGACTTGCGCAAGGTGGCTCGTACGGCCTGG